GTAGTAGACCCTGTGTTACAAACTGTAGGGGAAGTGGGTCAAGACATTATAGACCCTATTGATGATATTATAGATGCTGTTGATAGTCCTTTAGGAGATTTGGTGGAAGCAGGGGGCGACTTACTTGGAGGTATGCTAGGCGGTCAGGGACAACAACAACAAAGAACGGCTACAGAGTCTTTATTTGGTAAAGAACTATTTAAATTTGATACAGAGATTAAGTCTACACAAAGAATGCTTAGTCCAACAAACAGAAGAAGGTACGGATAATGACTTACTTACAACTAGTAAACAGTGTACTAAGAAGACTGCGTGAAAACGAAGTAGCCTCGGTTACAGATAATGACTACAGCAAGCTGATTGGCGAGTTTGTTAACGATTCTAACAGGCTTGTAGAGGACGCTTGGGACTGGAGTTATCTAAGAGAAACTATCTCTTTTTCTACCACGGCAGACCAATCTACTTATAATTTAAGAAACACAGGTTCAAATTCAGCAGACACTTCTAGCAGAGTTAAGATACTAACTGCTACAAACCAAACACAAAAAGCATTCTTAAGGCAAGTATCGGACGGTTGGTCTAATAATTTTGATTTGAATCCAACAACAGGCTCTCCTGCTTATTATCAAACATTCAGCGGAACATCGGCAAGTGACGAACCTAATATTCGTCTATACCCTACCCCTGATGGTGTTTATGATATAAATATTAACGTGGTACAGCCACGAGTAGATGTAATGGCTCAGGACGCTAATCCTATTTTAGTGCCTTCTTCTCCCGTTATTCAATATGCAGTAGCCTTTGCCGCGAGAGAACGAGGAGAAACAGGCGGTAGTTCTTCTCAAGAATTGTTTAACATAGCTGACTCTGCTTTAGCTGATGCTATTGCTTTAGACGCGGCACGTCATTCTTCTTCTGAAACTATCTGGTATACAGTATAATGGCACAACAACTACAGACAATATCTATCGAAGCGGCGGGTTTTGGGGGCATAAACACCCAAGACTCTCCAACATCTATTGATACTTCTTTTGCTCGGAAAGCAAACAACTGCGTTATTGATAAATTTGGTCGAATAGGGGCTAGAAAGGGAACAAGAATAATAGATAGCATTGACGCTACTACTGGGCTTGCTCCCGTTGTGAGCGCGTTTGAGTTTATTGACCCAGACGGGAACGATATTTTTTTATTGTCTCATAACAATCAGGTTTATTCTCACGTATTGGGAGGGGAGACTCACAACTTAACTAACCCTATAGCAAGCGGAGGTACTTTTCCAAACGACCACACCATTACAACCTCTGATTGGAAAATAATTAGCCTTCAAGACCATGCTTTCTTTTTCAGTAGAGACCAAGAGCCTTTAATTTGGTATGACAATGAAGGGACTTACCAGTTAGAACCTTTTTCTTCGCACGCTCACTCTACTGGGAATGCTCCTTATGCTAACGAAGCAATAGCGGCTTATGGGCGCGTCTGGGCGGCTGATGTGACTGGAAGCAAAGCAACGGTTTATTTTTCCGACCTTTTAAACGGTCACGCATGGTCTGGAGGTACTTCAGGTTCTTTAGACTTAACAACAGTATGGAACACAGGACATGACGAAATTGTTGCACTGGCGGCACACAACGGATTTTTAGTAATTTTTGGAAGACACTCTATAGTAATTTATTCAGGAGCAGAAAGTCCTGCCAATATGATTCTTGAAGATGTTATTGAAGGTATAGGTTGTATCGAAAGAGATTCTGTACAAAACACAGGCTCTGATATTATATTTTTGTCAGCTAACGGTTTACGTAGTTTAGGTCGCACAATACAAGAAAAATCAGTAGCTATTGGAGATTTAAGCTCAAACATACGTGATGATTTATTAGCGTCTCTTGACAGAAACACGGGCGATGTAAAATCCGTGTACAGTCCTAAAGATGGTTTTTATTTATTGTCAATACCTGATGAAGACATTGTATATTGCTTTGATTTGAAACAGCGTCTTCCCAACGGTTCTGCAAAAACAACTACTTGGTCACAATTAAAACCCTATGGTTTTTGTTTAGACCGTAAAAATAATTTATATATTTCAGGACTGGGTGGTTTTTATATTTATGATACACATACAGATACTAATTTAAGTGGTATTGCAACAACTTATTTTTTAGAATATGAAAGCAATCCTATGGATTTTGGGAATCCTTCTAATTTAAAGTTTTTGAAAAAATTTGAAACATCTGTAGTTGGTAATGTAGGGGAAAACTCAATTCTTAGTTGGTACTATGACTACGACCCCAGTACTGTAAAATCTCGCCCCTTTTCGCCGCCAGATGCTGAACCGACTGCTAAAGAGTTCAGCGCAGTACCTCTTAGTAAGTGTCCTACTACTTTTACTGCCCAAAGCTGGGCTGACACTGGCGTAATAAATTATGAAAATAACTCAGCATCCATAACAGGAACAGACAGAGTTTACAAAACTCTTATTGACTCGTCTAGCAATAATCTTTTAATAGCAGGTACTGAGTATGTTTTGACATATACTGTAGACAACGCGCCCGCAGACGGAACGGGGGGAAGACTTGTAGTAAAAACAGGTGATGACCTTTCTGGTTCAAACGGTTCTGTTTCTACCAGTCCTTTAACAAATGGCGGTTACTCTAATATTTTTACCGCAACGGCTAATGACAGTCTTCTTCTTTTTCAGGGCAACGATATAGGACAAACTGTAAGTGTTTCAAGCCCCGCTATTAGAGAGGTCAGTAAATTTACTGCTACTGAAACATCGGGATATGTTACTTCAGAATATTCAGCACCTTTAAACGAAACAGGTTATGTGGGTTCAGAATACAGTTCAGGTTTATTAGTCCAAACACCCGCAACACAGGGTTCTGGAAACGGCAAAGTAATTACTATTGGTCTTAAAGCAACTATTGACGGTAGTCCTTACTCAATACAAAGAATAGATGTACAAGTTTTATTAGGGAGAGCAAAATAATGACAAACTATGTAAGACAGGTAGGATTTAGTTCAAAAGACGGGCTTGCGACAGGAAACCCTAATAAACTAATCAGGGGTTCTGAATTTGATTCTGAATTTAATGCTATTAAAACGGCTGTAAATTCTAAAGCTAACAGCCAGAATGCAACAATAACGGGTACAAGCACTGCTGTAAACTTCAATATTACAGGCATTACAACTTTAACAGGTACTATAGCGGGTACTTTCACTATTGACGGAGGTACGTTCTAATGAGCGCATTACCAACAAACGGTCCGAACCCAACAGGCTCTGGTCAAGACCTAACAGGCTTTGGTCAGAACCTAGCAGACACTGTAAGTGGTTATTACACAGGTAAAGAAGCCGAAGAAGCGGCACGAGCGGCAGGTCAACTTGGTTATGACTTACTTAGTGGCGTAGCTACAGATGTTGAAAGTAAAGCAGAGTTCAAACCTTTTACTGTAGCATCCACCACAGGCGGTCAAGCAGTAACTGACTCCACAGGTGGCTTTACAATGTCACTTAGTCCTGAAGAACAAGCACTACAGTCACAGTTGTTTACTGGCGCAGGGAGTATGTTCGGTCAAGCAATAACCGACCCTAGACAAGCACAAGCGGCTTTGTATGAGGATTTAAGAGCCATACAACGTCCTGAAGAACAACGTAAGCGTTTAGCCTTAGAAGAGCGTATGTTGTCTCAAGGACGTATGGGTGTACAGTCAGCGGCATACGGTGGTTCTTCTCCAGAGTTATTAGCACAAGCACAAGCAGAACAAGAGGCTATGCTCAAGGCTAACTTAGGTGCTAGGGAACAAGTACTGGGTGAGCAAAAACAAGCCTTTGATATTGGTACTGGTATGTTTAGTGATGCTTATAGACCTCAAAATCAACTGTTAGATGTACTAGGCACAGGTCGTGATATAGCAACTATTCCTGCCAACTTAACGACAACAATGTTAGGTCTGTACTCTGGTTTAAATCAGTCAGGTGTTGAAGCGTTAATGCAGGGTGAAGAAATGGCAGGTGGTTATGAAGCACAGCTGAGAAAAAACATGATAAATAATGTCTTCGGCACAGGAGCGACTTCTGCTGACGGTTTGTGGGCTTCAATGGGCGGTGGTGATGCTCCTACTCCTCAGTGGATTAAGGACTTAGGGAATGAGTACTTACCAGAGTGGTTAGGCGGAGACCCTGACGAAGATGTAGGGACTGTTAGTCAAGTTATAGATAATGATTACAGC